CCTACAAGATTCAGCATTGTCAAAAAATATCCTGTTGAACAAAGATCTAAAAAAATCTTTACTTTTGTTAGAGATAAAATTTTCACTGGAGAAAGACAGGCGTCTTTTGTAAGTATAGTTCAGGATGGAGGTAATGCTTCCGTTCTTAATTATGGTAGAGTTGATAGTGTATTAGATCTTGGATCTTTTGATTTTAATATTTCTGGTACAGAAGGACAACTTCTCTTCTTCCCTACTAAGTTTAGATTCAACGATTACAATATCTCTCTAATGAGTTTTGATATTGATAATAGTGTCTCTGGTGTTGGAACATTTGGATTAGGTGAAATTTGTGATATTTCTTCCACACAGGTTGACGTGCCCGCAGGATCAACCACTACAATCGTAGGAATCGCTTCCACTTATAGATCTTCTAAGGTTATAGTTGAATATACAACTAATGATGGAAGATTTGGAACCAATGAATTAAATGTTATTCATGACGGAACGACTGTTGATGTTCTTGAATATGGTAATTTAAATACAGGAGTATCAGCGTTGGATATGGGAACATATTCCGCAGATATGTCATCTGGCACTGTAAATGTCAACTTTACACCATCTGCCGGATTAGCACTTACTGCTAATACAATCAAGGTGTCAATGTCTAGCACTGAGTCTGTTGGTGTTGGATCTACAGTCATTGGATCAGGAACAGAAAACATTGGTTCACTACAGTCCTTCTATACCTCTATTGGATCTACTTCCTCTCCTGGTATTCATACTATTGCCACTTACACTTGTGGCGGTGAAAATGATTATCAAGCAGCGTATTATATTGTAAGTATTGAAGACACAACCAATGATCAATATCAACTCTCTGAAATCATTGTTCTTAATGACAACTCTGAGTCTTACATCACAGAGTATGGCACTCTAACAACAGGAAGTGGTATTGGCACCATTGGTGCTCTGATGACAGCAACTGAGACACATCTTCAGTATACCCCTCCTGCTAGTGTAAACACTCAAGTTCGTGTCTATCAACACGCAGTACAGTTGGTTGAAGTTGATAACACTCTCTCTAATGAAATTGATCTAAACAATGCTTCTATCACTGCTGGTTTTGGTTTCTATGAAGGAACTGCTAAGGATGTTAGAAGAGCATTCTCATTAACTCATAAAGGACAACCCATCTTCCAAAGAAACTTTGATGGAAGTGATACTTCAATTATTGATATCACCAATAACACTATTAAAATTCCGGATCACTTCTACGTAAGTGGAGAACCAGTTAATTATTCTGTTGGAATCTCCACTCATGTCCGTATTAATATTGAAAGTACTACATTCGCAGGTATTGGAAGCACATCAATTCTGCCTACAAATGCAAATGTTTATATCATTAAAGATACTGATGCAACAATAAGACTCGCATCTTCTGCTGAAAATGCACTTGCAAGCACACCCGTTGCAATCGGAATCACTGGAATTGGAATTGGAACATTCCACACATTTACTTCCAATAAGCAAAATACTAAGTGTCTGATTGCACTTGACAACTTTATTCAAGATCCAATCGTTTCAACTGCAGTTACTACAACTGTTAACAAAGAAGTAAAACTTGCCGACACACTTGTTGAAACAATCGGTGTTACATCATTCTTTGCTGCAGATCTAATTCAGATTGAAGCAGAGATTATGAAAATCAACACTGTTGGTTTTGGAACAACTAATGCTATCTTAGTAGATCGTGGTTGGATGGGCACTGGAATTACAACTCACCCTGTTGGTGTTGCTGTAACTAAGGTTGATGGTGCTTACAATATTGTTGATAATATTATCAATTTCTATACTGCACCTCAAGGGCCTACTCCTCTGAGTTCAATCACTAATCCTCCGGACGAAAGAGATTTTACTGGAATTACAACATTCTCCAAATTCCAGGGTAGAACATTCCTGAGATCTGAGCAAACAGGTAGTTCAAATGATGCTTATCATACAAATTACATTTTTGATAGCATTTCCGATCAATTTGATGCAACTACTAAGACATTTACACTTAAATCAGAAAATGAAAATGTAGTTGGATTCTCAACTAACAATGCTGTTGTTCTTGTCAATGGTATATTCCAAGGGCCTACTGGACAACTGAGTGTTGATCAAGATTACTCTTTAAGTGAAGGTAGTGGTATCAGTAGTATTACATTTGCTGGAGCTGCGACATCAATTGCTTATGATCCTAATAATGCTAGCATACCTGTCGGTGGCATTATCGTATCTGTAGGATCAACTGCTGGACTTGGATATCAACCTCTCGTATCTGCTGGTGGTACTGCTGTTGTATCAGCTGGTGGTTCAATTACATCAATTGCAATCGGCAGAACTGGTTCTGGTTATAGACAAGGATCACAAACTGTAAATGTTGGTGTTTATACTTCCTCTACAGGAAGAACTGGAATTGAGTTCATTGGTACTGCTGCTGTTAGCAATGGACACATTGTTAGTGTTGCTATTACAAATCCAGGATCTGGATATCAAGTTGGATCAGAACCTGTGGTTGTGTTTGATGCTCCTCTGTCGTACTCTAATATTCCTTTAGTATATTCTGATGAATCGCCAGTAGCAGGCAATGGAACTGAAGCAACCATTGATATCGTTGTTGGACAAGGATCAAGTGTAATTGACTTTGAAATTAGAAACTTTGGATATCGCTATGGACAAAAACAAGTCTTGACTGTGGCAACTGGTGGCGCTACAGGCATTCCAACTGATACAAATTACACATTTGATGAGTTCCAAATTACTGTCAATAAAGTTGATTCTGATTCATTCTCTGCTTGGCACTTTGGAGAACTTGAGCGTCTTGATAATATTGACACTGAATTTGATGGAGTTAGAAGACAATTCACAATTAAGAGAAACGGATCTCCTGTCACAGTAAGAGCAAGAGCAGGTTCTAATATTGATGTTAAGTCAACACTACTCATCTTTGTAAATGATATTCTTCAAGTTCCTGGTGAAGCATATGAGTTCAATGGAGGAAGTGTCATTAACTTCTCCGAACCACCTAAGGGAGTATCTGATGACGGATCTTACTCAGGCGATACCTGTAAGATTCTGTTCTATAAAGGAAGTGGAGATGTTGATGTAACCTTCCGTGATGTTCTTCCCACCTTAAAAGATGGTGATGATCTTAGTATCAGAGGCGACAATGATCTTGTTTCTGATTCTGTTGATCAAGGAGCAAGACTAATAACCGAAGTGCTTTCTACTGATACTGTAGAAACCAATCCTTATAGTGGAAGAGGAATTGATTCAAATCCTGATCACGCACGCACAGTAACTTGGTGTAAACAAACCGCTGACAAAGTTATCAACGGAAAGATTATTAGTAAAGCAAGAGAACTGAATGCTGCTCTGATTAATCCAAAAACTAACTTGATTCAATCAGTTAGTGCTGCATCCACTAACATGTATGTTGAAAGTGTCATCCCATTCTTCAATCCAGATGATGAAAATCAAACATCCAAGAATAAGCAAACTGTAAGCATTGTTTCGCAAAATAATCTTGTAGCGGCTGCTGCAACTGCTATTGTATCAATTGCAAACACTGTTGAGTCAATCGTCATTGGTTATGGTGGAACAGGTTATACCTCTGCTCCTTCTGTAACGATTGAAACACCAGTCGGACTTGGAACAACTGCAAGAGCAACTGCAACAGCAACTCTTACGGGTGATGCTGTTTCTTCTATTACGGTTTCCACACCAGGTGTAGGATACACTAGAACATCTGTTCCTCAGGTTCTGATTGAGGCACCTAAAGCAACTAGAGAAACTAATAGAACTACCTTGTATGAGGGTGATTTTGGTGAAATTGTTGGATTGACTTCCACATCTGTTGGTGTTGCTTCTACAGGATTTGTAATGGATCTCTTCATTCCTGTTGATTCATTCTTACGCAACACAAAAGTTGTAGGTGCTGCAGTCACTTTAAGTGGTATTTCAGCAGGTGATTATTTCACTGTTAAGAATAGCAATGTTGGAAGCGGCGTGACATCTCTCTATCAATCGGGTAGCACATTAGGAGTTACAACTCAATTCCTTGATGCTGTCTATGAAGTTGCAGCAGTCTCTGTTGCTACAACCGCTGTTGCTGGTGTAGGTATCACTTATGTCAAGAGAGTGACAGTGAGTGTTGAAGATCTCGGTGATATCACTGGAATCGGACTTACAGAGTTCTACGGTGAGTTCTCTTGGGGCAAAATTACTCTCGGTGATAGAACAAATGCTACTGCATTTGACGCATACACCCTTAGAGGCACATCCGGTATCACAACCGGTGGTGTTGTGAGCAGAGTTGAACCTCTCAAACTTACAGGATTCTCTACAACATAACTGATAAATAAGTAAAAAACCACGCAAAAATGGCTGCGATTATAACTGATCAACTTCGTATTTTAAACGCAAAAGATTTTGTTGCTAGTGTAGCATCCACTAGCAACTCTTTCTATTCGTTTGTGGGACTTCCTAATCCTACTGATGTTGATGCAAGTTGGGATAGCAGTCCTCCAGATCCAAGGGATAACTTTGATGAGGAGAACAATTATTGGGACACAATGATTGCTCTTAAAAAAATTGATGCTGAAGATGTCAAGCAGGTGATTAGAAAAATAACTTGGCAGTCTGGCACAACATATGATATGTATCGTGCTGATGTGAAGGCGACAAGTCCTTCGCAACCATCAAATGCCATCACTTTATATGAAGCAAATTATTATGTGATGAACTCTGATTATAGAGTTTATATTTGTTTGCAGAATGGATCAAATCCGGAGAATCCAAGTGGAAGAGCATCTCTCGATGAACCTACTTTTACTGATTTAGAACCAAGAGAAGCAGGAACTAGTGGTGATGGATATGTATGGAAATATCTTTATACAATCAAACCTGGAGATATTGTAAAGTTTGACTCTACCAACTTTATGCCAGTTCCAAAGGACTGGACTACAACCACGGATGCCAACATTTCTGCAGTCAGAAATAATGCTGATACTAGTGGACAACTTAAAATTGTAAAAATTACTAATAGAGGTGTTGGTTTAGGGACTGCTAATAGAACTTACACTCAAGTTCCAATCAAAGGTGATGGAAACGGAGCGGAGTGTACTATTGCAATCAATAACAATTCAAATGTAGAATCTGTTACAATTTCCAAGGGTGGTTCTGGATATACATTTGGAACTATTGATTTAGTAGCAGGTAATGTACCTACAGGAACAACAGCACCTATTTTTGATGTAATTATTCCTCCACAAGGAGGACATGGATCTGACATCTACAGAGAACTTGGAGCAAGAAACGCATTAATCTACTCTAGAATTGAGAACGACACTGAAAATCCTGATTTTATCACTGGGAACGAAATTGCAAGAGTTGGATTAGTTCAAAATCCAAAAGCATATAATACATCGACAAATCTTTCACTTGATAAAGCAGCTGCTACCTATGCACTTAAGTTAACGGGTGCTGGTTATAGTTCTGCAACCTTTACTGCAGATGCTTTTATTACTCAAACCGTTGGACTTGGTTCAACTGCTGT